CCTGTCCTCTATTGATAAGGACACATCAATGGGATATTCTAATATCCAGTTTTTTGATGTGGCAGATGGAGTAGCGAAAGAGGTTCCACGTCCCAAGAAGAGGGATGCGTTGAAAGCTCAAGCGGGACTATTCGAGAAATATAAGTGTGACATGTGGGATTATATAATGGGAAGAAGGGAGGATATACCCTTCCCAGGTCCTTTGTTCGAGGCTCATAAGTTAGAGATAATAACTTATCTTGAGTTCTTTGATCAGAGAGAAGATTTCATGTCAGCAAAAGAAAAGAACAAAGTTATGATGAAGCAGCTCTTATTTTATATGAGTGCTTCATTAGCTTTGATGGCGGATAACGCAGTATTTAAACCTCTTATAAACACCATGAGGTACTGGTTATCAGCCATAGGCATTCAAGTTACAAATGGAGGGTTGATGGAATTATGGGATATGCTAATGGGTGAAAGGACCTCACCTCTCCGTTGTAGATGGAGGAGGGTCAAGAGGTTTGTTAAACAGAAGTATGGAATAGATTTGGGAGAAAGAAGTTATGGGGAAGGAGATTGGAGCAGTTATGATACAACCTTGGCTGCTATGGTCATGGCGTTTGCAATAGCTACGGCATTTGCTAATTTTTCTAAGGATGGTGATCCTTTGATACGCTTATTGGCCATTACAGCTCATGGTCAGAATATCACCAAGTACATGTATATGTATCTTGCTGACCAGTATTTTAGAGTTCATGGTCGTATGTTTTCTGGTGTTTTAATAACGTCAACGATAGATACAGTATATCAAATAATGCTGTATGTTTATTATATGAAAAAGTTGATGCGGAAATATGCGGACAATGAAGTGCTGCGGGAGGTGGTAACCTCTATGATGTTTATCATGTTCTTTTATGGAGATGATCATGTTGCGAGTTGGTGCACATGGATGGAACAGTTTAAACTATATGAAGACTCCAAAGACCCATTAGATGATTTTGTTAATATGTGTGTAAGAGATTTTGGTATGATGTATAAACGTGAAGCTAGTAAGCGGTTTACTCAGGCAGAGGTTATTGGAGAGATCCATTTTTTTACTGCTGAGGATGGTGTCCCCCATGAAGTTGAAGAACTAACATCTTGGGGTATGACATTTTTAAAATACTCGATAGTCCAGACCTACATAGATGGTGAGCCGTTTTTATCCCCTGTTCCTATGAAGCAGGCAAAGGACGCTATCTTAAAATGTGGGTGGAGTGTTTCGTCATCCAAAAATATCTCACTCGAAGCAGCTAAGGTTGTTGCTTTGGCTTACTTGAATACTAATCCTGAAGTTCACTACCAGTTGAAAACAGTATATGACTGCCTTGTACGATATGGGGCGGCGGTTACTACTGAGGTGATGGAGATAGTTTTAAGTAGGCCTGATAGTATCTCGTTGTATCTGTATTCTCAGATGAAGGATGCCACATCTGGAATAGATTTCCCGTTGTTGGAGGAGAATTATAGAAAACAATACAAAGGATACATTAAGAGGCAAGGGTTTGTGCCCCTTGATGCATATGGCAATCAAATGACCACTGAGGAAAAAGTGGCAATGTGGAAGGCAGATGATTATACTGGTTCTATAATCCCTCCCACATTTGTTTGAACGACTTAATTAAATTTCAAAAAAAA